CGCCGATGCTGTACGACATCATGCGGTGGCCAGCGAATAATGCCGCCGTCCCTCCCGAGTTCGCGGCGAAAACATACCATTGGACTGAATGCGAGGCAGGCGTTGTACTCGTTGTTCCCGTCACCTTACTGGTGGAGTTGTTGTAAGTCGTAATCGCAGTGCTGCTCGTCCGAGTGATCGTCCACAGTCCGCCTGGGACGTTCGTTACGCCGGCCGCGAAGGTGTCGTCGGTGCTTGCAGTTCCGCCCCATACGGCGCGTACCTGGACGATGCCTCCGCCCGACAAGCGATGAGTGACCTGAAACTGTTGCGATCCGCTCGCTGCACCTAACAACGCGCGGCTGCCGCCAGCGGCTAACGACGGGATGTATGCCGACAGGTGACCTGTTGCAATCGCTGGAACTGCGGCTGGGGTGAGGCCAGTCGCCAAGTATTTGCTGGTGCCGTCGCCTAAGAGTCCGCCGCTCGCTCCCGTCTCCGTGTAGTCCCCACTCACAAACGGCCCGACATTCGTATCGGTGGTGTTCCCGTACTGCGTGCCGCCGAGCGACGCACCTCGGTACAGTGGGACGAGGCAAGCGTTGAGTCCCGTCCCCGCGAACAGGTTGAGCCTGTAGAACCGATCCCGTATCCCCGCCGCGTCGATGGCATCGCAGAACGAGTTGACCGCGTTCGCCGTGCTGGTGCTGACGGTGCCGCCGTTGGCGTAGACCCGGTTCACCCAATCTTGGGCGTCGGCGTTGGAAACCTGCGGGGCGAGGGTGATGCCCCACTTGGCGGCGAGGTAACGCTCCAAACGCTGGCGTTCTGCGTTTCCTAACGCCCGCGAATACGAGATGTATTCGACAATGCGACCGGGCCAGAAACTGTTCACGCCGATGTTGCTGCCAATCCAGAATCCGGGTGTTCCACCAGGGAGCGTTGTCGGCAGGGTTCCGCTGGTGGACGAAGGCGGGATCGCTGCGCCGTTGTAGTACGGCTTGATTCCTGCCGCCACGCTTCCCGCAGTGCCATCGTAGACTGACCCAATGATATTGGTGCCGCTGGTGAGTAGCCCATAGTTCGTAGACGCTACTGCCGAATATGCGCTCGCCCCAGCCGCAAACCGGATTTCGCTGCTGACGGTCGTAAAGAGGAAATCGCCGCCGCCGTTCCAGACCCTAGTAACAATAGTTGAACCCACACTGCTCATGGACGCGACCACATATCGCGTCAATCCAGACAGGCCATTTTCGGCGTTGTACGAAGCGATAGACAAACTCTGCGAAGAACCGTTGAACGCAAGAGCGTTTCGCCCGTTCTGCTTGGTCGCACTTATCGTCGGCCTGCTTCCGCTGACCGATTGCGTAACGTGCCTCGCGTTGCCGCTCTTGTCCAACCATGCACCCACCGGATCGTTGGTCGCGGTGGCAGGGGCGTGGACGCCAGAGATGCCCCACTTGGCGGCGAGGTAGGCTTCGACGCGGGCGCGGCTAGTAGTGGAGAGGGCGGTGTCGAAGACGATGATCTCTGCGATATCGCCGTTAAACGGGTTTGTGGTGCCGGCTTCAGAGCCTACGGTCGCATTGGTGGCCGCAGCATCAGTCGGGTCGCCAGCCGCAGACTGCACTCCGTTGCCAAACCAAGTAAAGGATGAGTTGCTGGCTATGACGCCAGCGGCCACTCCGAAGGACGTTGACGAAACGCCGGAGCCGAAATTTCCTTGCCACCAACGCAAGTCAACATTGCTGGCAAAGACGCTTCTGTTCCCGCCGTAACTAAATACCCGCTGCGCGCCGGTGGGGGTTACGGCTCGCGCAACCAAAAAGAATGTCTGCTGGGAGGCATCCGCAAGTGAAGTATTGAGATGATCCCCCGCTCCGTCAAACCGAACTACGCTTTTGCCACTCTGGACGGCCGACTGCAACGACGGCTGATTCCCGGCATTCCCCTGCGTGGCATGCCTCCCGTTTCCGCTCTTGTCTTCCCACCTTGCAACCGCCCCGCCCGCCGCAACCGGCGAGCCGCCGCTAGTGGCGTTGAACATGGTTGCGGCGTCAGCGCCGTCCAGCCACAGTGCGCACCCGCTGATGTCCAGCGGGCTACTCACCGCCGTCACCGGCCCAGCATCGGTGGTGTAGAGCGACGAGGGGTCAGCCGCGTCTAGCCAGAGGGCGAGACCGCTGATCTGGCGGGGATTGAATCCGCTGGCGGCCGGACGCAGGAGACGGGGATTCATCGGCATGGTGAATGTCGCAAGAGTGGTGATGTAAGGCCGTTAGCCGGACGGCGGCGGGTTGGGGACGAACGTGCCAGCCGTGCCGCCGTCGTTGCTGGCGGAATCGTTGAAAGTGGCCGTGCCGGTGACGGTGCCGTACATTCGCGAACTGTCGTTGAACGTCGCGTTGCCCGTTATCGTTCCGTTCTGAGTTAGTGAGGTGCCGTCGTTAAACGTGGCAATGCCCGTGACGATTATCGCTATGCCCACGCCGCCAAAAGCCTCGTTAGGGTCATTAAACGTCGCGTTTACTACGGTCGGAACGCTGCCACTATTGATGCTTATGCCCCCGCTCAAATCCACTATGCTATCCGCCGCCGTTGGCAGGCTGGAGGCGGCGACCTCGCCTTCCGCATCATCAAACCAGTTGCCTAGTTCATCCCAGTCGGAGTCAACTGCGCCCGTAAAGTAAAGCGTGCGGGGAGTCGGCCCGGATGAAAAAACCTGTACCGTGCCGAGATAAACCGCTTCGGGCGTCACCGACCCCAGCCGAAATGAAGCGTCCGCGTTGCCTAGTTTCGCTGCCATTCTAATCTCCGTAGTTTGGAAAGCCGGTAAGGTCAGCGATAGTTAGCGAGTATCCGCCGCCCAGGCTGGACATCATGGCATTCACGGCAGTGATGTGGGCGGCCAAAAAAGTTCCTCCCCCAGCCCCGCCAAACGTAAACGTGCCAATCAACACGGGCTTGTTGTTCACAACCAGAAAAACCGGGTTGCCGGAATCTCCGGGCGCAATCGTTTCGTAAAACGCCTGCCGTGTCTGGCTGGCGGGCGATAGATAGAACATAGAGGTTTCCGCGACAGCACCTCTAAACTCGGCCACGCTGGCACTCTCTGTCCTGTTGAGTCGCAGCACCGGCACAGTATTGGCGGCGTTCAGGCTCGGCAAGTAGTCCGTCCAGTCTGTAGGCAGCACCTCTGCAAAACTGATGCTTTCGGGGACATCGGAGTCTAGGACGCCAACCACTATGTCGGGTTTGTATAAGTAGTATTGCGGGTGCGTTTCTATTGCCGTGAGCGTCCGCGACACAACCTCGTTGTTCTGCGTGACAAACTTGATGGCCGCATTTACGGAGGGATGAAAGTTGGAATGCTTAACAAACACAACGTGTCGCGGGCTGACAAGAGTCCCTGCTCTTTGAAGGCCGCCCGTGGAGTTCCAAGGCGATGCACACGTTAGGTCAATCCCCGCAGCCCAGCAGTGAGGGTTTCTCGTAAACGAAACTCCATCTTGCTGAGAAAAAATAGGCAGTTCTCCAGTCAGGCGATTGTCGATTTGGTTGGTGGCGTGCTGGGCAAGAGACTCAGCCACCCAGCCGTCCGGCTCATCTACGACAGCCGGGTCTTCTAGGCTGGCGACCACAGTGACCGAAGACACTTCGCCGTCCCTAGATGTTGCAAAAAGCCTGCACGGGCCGTCGCCTTGATATGTAGCAACCCCTCCCTGCGGGTCGGATAGCACGCCAGGGCTGGCGGAGGTAAGGCTAACTGGCTGGTTGTATTGCGGAACTCTCAATAGAGAGTCTACGAAGAAGTCCGTGGCATAGGAGGCAGACGAGTGTCTGGCAAAAATCCTGTCTTGAACCACTACTTGCGAGACTTGGCCGGGCGTGGCTATTCGCCTAGATTCGTTCGCTTTGATATCAAACGACCGTTCTTCCACTCGCCGTTTTGCAAACGTGCGAGAAAACTCGCTGGTCGCGAGTCCGCAGTTGATCGGATAGTTTCGGGCCGCGATCACTCTGTCACCACATACAGCGTGTCGGGGTCTTTGGTTTCGATGGCCGCGTAGGCTGCTGCGGAAAGGGCCACCATCCGGCGGATGCCAACCGATGACGGAACAATGATGCCCCCCTCAGTGTCGCCGTCACCGACAACAAGATGCTTCTCGTCTGTCACCCAGACCGGCTCGCCTTCCAAGGGGGTAATCTCGCCCACCTCCGCGTCAGTCCCTCGCCGCACCTGAAGATTCGCAGGGGATGTGATGTCCACCCATGCGTTATCCTTCCTGCCGTAGGTGACGCCGTCCGCTGGAGCCTCGTCGGGCGCGATAATGGCCGTGCCGATTCGGATACCCATGACGCTAGAGCCTCTCTATGACGCCGTGATGATGTACAGCGTCTCGGCGTCCTTGACCGCCAGGGCGTCGTAGGCCGCTTGGGTGAGGGTTACGATCCGCTTGAAGCCAGCCGCGCCGGGGAACTGACCGTCGCGGTGGTAGAGGACGTTGTCGGCGCTGTTGAGGGCCAGTTCGCCTTCGGCAAGCGAGCCCGGCTCCGGAACCTCTCCCGAGACGTTGGAGACTTGGTGGCAATACTCGAACCCAACCAGCGGCGGCGACGACGAGAGTCCGCCGCTGCCGAAGTTTGACACTTTGCTCTTCTGGTATGACATCAGCCTTGCTCCTTGTGTTCCGTCACTTGCAGCATCCCCACTCCCGGCCCGCCGCTGACGAGCATTACAGCAACGTGCGGTTGCTCCAATTCTGCGGTGGCAATCGTGACGGAATGGCCTTCCGGAAGAATCCGTCCATCGAACTCAACGTCTTGCGACCCCTCGCCGACCGAGACCACCAAGTCTCCGCCTCGGGCCAGCAGGCCGACCTCTGAGACGCCTGCCGCTAGGGGGAGGCTCTGAGGTTCGCCGGTGACGATAATTTGCCGAAGCGACGACATGGCCTTACCCCTTGAGCATGACCGTGCAGTTCACGGCCGTGCCTGACGCATGGTTGGCGACGAGTTTGATCGCGCCTGTCGCGTAGCACTCGTCCGGAAGTGCGTACACCCGCCCTTGAGTCGTCGAGGGCGATAGCGTCAACTCGACGGCCGAGCCGTCGCTCTTTCGGAGGGGCGAGAACGTCCCGGCCGGAGAGGCACTTGCCCAGATCGTCAGAGATGTCAAGGCAGTGCTGGCCGTCCCGGTGGCGATCGCACCACCGGCGGCGTCGTCGAAGCGAACGGCCACGGAGCCGCTCTCGCTATCGGCAAGAGTCAGAGAAAACGCGCGAAACTTCCGCTTGATCTTTGGTTCCATCAGAACCTCCTGTGTGGGAGTCGAGACTCCTCGCGTGACACTGACTTCAGGCTACTGCTTGGGTGCCGACGACTGAAAGTTCTTGCACTTCACGGCATCGCGAATCTCGATCTGCACGGCGGACAACTCTTTGAGCGTGTCCGCATGGGATCGTTGCGTGTGCGATATCTCGTCCAGCGTCTTCTGCGTGGACTCAAGGAACTCGGTGTGGCCCTTGACGACTGGGACGACGACGGAGTCGTGCAGCACGGTCGCTGCCTCGCGAGTCATCCACAAGATCGCGCCCAGGATCACCACGGGGACACCAAACCGCTCCGCAACTTTCATCGCCGTCTCGGCGGCCAACTGAACTGTCACAGCACCCCCTCTTTTCTCCATCCTGCAAGCAGGACTCGGTTCGTCCTTGACTGAAACCACCACTCGATGATCGCCTTGATCGCGTACTGAATGAGCGGCGACACGACGATCCAGAACAAGGGGCCGAACTGGATCGCGTCCTCGCCATACACCGTGCAGTACCGCATCTTCACGGCGGACTGCCACGCGCGACAGACGACCTCTTCCTCGTTCGAGCCTCGATCGACGTAGGGCATCACCTCCAGCGGAGCCCGGTCGATGACGAGATCCGTGATGCGGTCGATCCGCTCCCGGCCAAGCATCTGCTTGCGGAGGTATGGCATCGACTGCCAGACAACTTCGCGGAGATCGTCGCGATTCATGGCTTTTCGCACTCCGGCCCGCACTGCTTCTTGTTGCCAGACTTGCAGGGACACGACGGGTCGCAGTCGCAGTCAACGAGAGCGAGCCGGTCTCCCGAGAGAACCTTGCCCGTGTTGTTGCACTTGCCGCAGCACTCGGCCGCCGGCGTGTCGCCCTTGGATTCAGCGACCACGCAGGCATAGGCCGCGTCGGCGAAGCACTCGGCGAGCCGGTCAGGCGGCACAGGCGACGGAGCGCCGCAGCCTGCGGCGAAAAGAACCACAATCACCGCAAGTCTCACAGCACGCCTCCACTCCAGTCGGGAAGTTTGCGAGGCGGAAAGCCGTCGTAGTTCGAGATGGCGAAACTATCGCCCTGCCCGAGCATCCGGTCGAGGACGTCCGCGTCACACCAGAACGTGGAGCCGCGAAACGGCACGGGCATATCGTCTGGATAGTGAGGCCCTGAGTTCGAGTTGTTGCCCCACGAGTTCCAGATCAGTCCACCCGGTCGCTTGCCGTGCCTCTTCGAGATCCCCGCCATCGCGTGGAGCCACTGCCCCCTGGGCTTGCAGAAGCCCTCGCTGTCTCGGCTGAAGGTGAAGCCAACATTCGAGCAGATTGCCACGGGAAACCCGGCCCCGATCGCGCGGCAGTATTCGTCAAAGTTTCGGACGAGGCTCGTCTCTCGCACTCGCCGCTTCTTCGCGTGCGGCTCCAGATCGTCCGGAACGCCAGTGTCACCCCACTGCTTCTCGCGGATGCCGGAATACTCTTTGAAGACTTGGCCGTTGTAGTCCACATCGTAGTGGAGCAGGCCCCAGTGCATGATCGCCTTGCAAGCCGCGGCGCCATAAGACCCATCGGATTGGCCTGCTCGCTTCTTGCCCCTGCTTTCTACGCGCGAAAACGCATAGATCGAAGCCTCCAACGTGCGGCCGTGCCAGTCTTCGGCCTCGCCATGAACGGCGATCTCGGTGCAGGCCAGGATGTCCGAGCATCCGGCGTAAGCATGGCCGACACAACTTCCGATTGCCTGGGCCACGCGACGGTAGTTTGGGCAGACTCGGAGAAGGTACTGGTAGAGGAAGACGTCTTTGTCTTCCATGACCTTCAACTTCGGGCCACCGTCCGAGAGCGTCGGATACTTGAGCGACGAGACGAACTTCTCCGTCTCGGCCGGATTGGGTGTCCAGCCTTCGGGCCGCCATGGCTTCGCCATTTCAGCCGTCCTTTCCGAGACCGGCCCAGGCGATAGCGTCGAAGAGTTCGGCCGCCTTCGCCCGCAACTCTGGCGTCATCTGCCTCCGGTCGTCGCCGAGCGTGTTCGTGAACGCCGATTCGATCGCGTCTCGCAGGGCCGGGTACTTGCCCGGCTTATTGTCGGCGAGGCCCTTCCAGATGTACTGCAAGATCGCGACATGAACGGCCCGCAAGCCGTCGGTCGTTTTGATCGTCGGCTGGTCGGCGTCGCCGTCCGTCTTCACGACGCGAGCGGCGTTCTGGTAGATGTACTGAAGCCAGAGCCGGTCGATCGAGGACATCTGCGACACGACTTTCGTAACGGGCGAGACTTCAGCCTTCATCTGCGTAGACGGCTCCTGAACGGACAGCAGCGACGGCTGCGGGGCCGAGCCCGCAACCGCATACATCACCAACGCCGCGGCGATCAGCAGTCGCAGCGACTTCATTTCTTGGCCCCTTCCGGCATCAGCAAGACGTCGAGCAGTTGCTGACACAACTCGACTCCCCGCTTGTTTCCGGCGGCCTGGAGCCGTCGGGCAATCTCGACGACGGTGTGCGCGTCGTCGGGGCCTGCGGGCTTGATTGCGACGGCTGGCCGCTTGGCCCAAAGCCATGCGACTGCCGCTTGGGCATAAGCCACCATACCGGGCGCCGCCACAAGAGCAGCCGCCGCCACGACGGCAGAGGCGCGAAGAGCAAACTCATAGTCGATCATGCCTGCACCTTTCCGATCACCCACCTCACAAAAGCCTCGCCCTCCTTCGACCGCAGCACGGCCGAAAGGTGCGAGACGAGTTCATCGTCCACCTTGGTTCCGCCGGTCTTCGAGGCCAGCCACTCGCAGGCGTCGGCCACGACGAGAGCCTTGCGGTGCGGGTCTGGAGTGGCGAGAAACGCCTGCGCGAACGTCAGGATGGGAGCCCACTCTTGAAAGAGCCGGATCTTCTCCCAGATGCTCAGGTTCGAGCCGTACTGGTTGCTGTCGGTGGTCATAGAAACAGCCCTCCTGTGCTGCTTCTTTCACCGTAGCAACCGGCGACTATCGACCCGAAGTATCGATCAAGTCTTCGATCGACATTCCGTCGCTGTCACCCTGGAAGACCGACTCGGGGACAACGCGGATCTCGACCGGCAGAGGCGTCATGCTGCCGCCGACGAGCCGTTTCGCTCGCTCTTCGTCTGTCCAGCCTGCCTGGAACTCCAGGCACTTCGCCCGAATTTCTTCGGGGCTGGGAAGATAGGCTCGCCGTTTTCCTGCCTTGGAGTTGTGCCAACTCTCGCGGCGAGGCAAGCCAAGCGACCGTCGCGTAGCATCGCAACGGTCAGCCGATATCCTGAGCGTCTCAGCAATCACCCGGGTCGGCGTCCCCGCCAACCACATCTTCGCGAAGGTCTTTTCGCAGACCTCCGTCTTCTTCTTCTTCATCTGGAACCCAAAAGGAGACAACCCTCTGCGACGGGTTTAAAAAACAGTCCCCTCCGCACGACCTCCAGTGGGCAACGTGTTCGCAGTCGCCGCCCCTGTATGTCCCCTCCAGAAAGTTTCGCGTCCGGTACACCCCCAACTGCCCGAAGGCGCTGTTCATCCGCACCGGCTCGCCGCCCACCGGCGGATGCCAGAGGTGGAACCAGAGTTCCGACCGCTCGTCCCAGTGGTTCCAGCGGCAGGCCCAGGCGTCGTATTGCGCTTCGATGATCGCGTTGCCGAACTGCGGCATCTTCCACTTGCACCACGAGTACGAGGCCATGCCCGCCGCTTGGCCCCAGTCCTGCATCCACGAGTCGTCCTCGTCGAGGTCGTTCTCGTAGTCTTCGAGCCAGCCGAGCGTGTTCGCGATGCCGTTGATCGACCAGCCGCCCCAGGGGTCAGTGTCGAACACGACCGTGTAGTCGAAGCCTGGGACGTTTCTTCGCACCCAGTCGCGGCACTCGTTGCGGTACTCGGCCAGGGCAAACGTCCGGTCGGCGCTCTTGGTGAAGTTCAGGTGCGGTCGGTTCTTCGTGTTCAGGCTCACCGTCAGACGGTCGCACTGTCGGGTGTAGTCGGCGAGGAACTCTTTCGTGCCGTCGATCGAGTCGTTCTCGTAGACGAAACACCGCCAGTCTTTGAAGAGCGAGCCCGTGTCCTCGACTCGCTTCAGCGTCAGGCCGAGCCAAGGCATCGCGTTGCGGCAAATTGCGACGAACGCCACCCGTGCCTCCGCCGCTCTCCGGCGGCCGAAGTCCACGCGATCCCAGTATTGCCTCACGAAGGCCGGGTCTGGCGGCAGGATGAGGTCAGGGTCGTGTCGGCCGATCTGCTTGAGGCTTATTGTCGCCATGTGGATATCACTTTCGCTTCGATGGGACTCCCAGGTTCCGACGGCCAGAAGTGCGCGAGCGCTTCGCCCGTACTCACGACCGTCGTAAGTTCCGGATACACGAACCAGCCGTCGATCGAGGGCCTGTTCTCGGGCGGCGGCTCGCGGTGAACGTGCCAAGTCCGGATGTCGATCGCCGGGTTAAACACCTCGCACCCTGCCTGCACGGCCTCGCCGAGAAAAGCGTTCTCGCAGCCCACGACGCCGAGCGGAATCGATGCCATTCTTTCTGTGCGGCCCACCCTCCCGCCGACGAACACCCAGGTGTCTTGGGTGCCGCTGAAAAACCGCTCTCCGGCCATGTGGCCGAGCATGAGGGGGCTTACGGAGTTGTTCCATCGAGTCAGGGCGAACAGCCGCATCTCTTGGCAACTGGGTTCGAGCAGCCGGATCGTCTCGTCAAACTTGATGTCGGAGTTCGCCAAGACGCAGACTTGCCCCGCCAGCGACTGGGCCGCGAGGTCGAGAAAGTCGCCGTATGTCCACCGCTTCTTCTCGCCATCGACATAGACGCACTGCTCAAACAGGCCGCTCGTCTCGTTGGCCTCGCGAACTTCGGCTAACTCGTCCCGCCGCTGCCTGCTCGCTGGCTCATACTGCTGCGCAATGAGGATCACGAGCCCACTCCTGAACGGTCTCCAGCCTGTTTGAGATCCCACAGGCGTGGCGAAACTTCGGCACAACATCCGCAGGCGATCCCGACCAGCAGTTCCACTCTTCGCCGAGCGTGTGCGTCGGCACGTTCTCCTCGGCGGCGACGGCATTGATTGCGGCCTGCTCCCACCACGGATGGTGAATGAACTGGTCTCGCATCGCGGCCAACATCATGACCCTCGCCATGCCCCTTCTCACCAGCCAGACTCCCAGGTTGTGATGCGGGGGATCGCCTATCTTTGCCATCGCCTGCATTGCCGACGGCGGGACTTCGGCAAAAATGTTGACGTCGCAGCGGCCAGAAATCACGACGTCCGCATCGAGCCACAGAACCTCGTCGAACTCCGACAAGGCATCTGCGACATAGGCGAGTTTCATCCAAGACTCGGGCCGCTGGAATGCGCAAGCCCGCGTGTGCGAGCGGAACGGCACTCCGATTCGGTCTGCATAGTGCTGCATGAGCGGCCACGTTACGCTGGCGATCTGCGACCAGGGTTCGTTGCAGCCAGAGACAATGACTCGGCTCATGGACGACCAATCAGCCAACAGTGACCAGGGTGAGCGCCGTGAAGCGGGTGCCGATGCAGTTCGACTCGCTTGCCGAGACGCCAGAGTTCCTCGACGACGGCGTGTCGCGTGTCGTGGCACTCGACGACGAACACCGTCCGAGACCAGCGGCCGTCGGCGGAGCAGCCGGCCAGCACGGATTGCTCGGCCCCTTCGACGTCGATCTTGACGAAGTCGGCTCCGTCGGGGTGCTGCGAGTCGAGCGTCACGGACGAGACGGTCGTCACGGCCTCGACCGGAGCCGGAGACTGGCCGCCGCCGCCGATCGGGTGATCTTCGAGCAGCGAGTTCTGTCCCGTGTCGGGACGAAGGTAAAGGCTGGTCTCGCCGCCGCGGTTCGACACCGCGGCTTCGACGATCGTGACGTTGTCGATCTGCGGAATCAGATTGATGGCTCGACGGTCGGGCTCGTAGGCGACCACTCTCGTGAACGTCTTCGCCAACTCGACCGTCCAGTTGCCGACGTTGGCGCCAACGTCGATCGCCAACTCGTGTCTGGCGAGCATCGAGATCGCTCGCCCCGTCGGCGTAATCATCCACTGTTCGTCGAGCATCAGACCCTCGTTAGCGTGCCGGGAGGACTCCAGCGGTGGCGTCCCTTGCCGACGATTCGCCGCTGCTCTTCTTCCTCAGACCAGCCGGCCCGTATCTCGGCGGCCCGTTCGGCGATCTCTTCCAAAGTCGGCCCGGTCTCGTGTTCCTTGAGATCGTCGAGCGACAGTCCGTACCGGCGGACTCGGTCGTAGATTAGGTTTCGCGAGACGCCGAACGTCTTCGCGAGTTCGAGCGCGGAGTAGTGGTTGGGAATGGCTTCGCGAAGGTTCGTTTCGGTGAGATACATCAACCGCTTCCTTTCTTCTAAATGGCTCCCCCCGGCGAGTTCAGCCTTGCGGCCGCGACTCGCCGGGAGGAGACCACCGGAGGGGACTGTTCGAGACAGCCAACGCCAGTCGCTGACCGTCTCCTGTGTCGTGATAGAGCCGAACGTCGGTGAACTTCAGGTCGACGGCGCAGGCCATCGACTCAACCGTGAAGACCGCGACCGGGCTGCTGCGGTCGAGGTGGCCACCGGCCACGAGCAGCGTGACGGCGGCGGCAAACAACCCCTGCCGTCGACGCTCCGCGAGCGTGAACCCTTCGAGCGTCGGAATCCCGTGGATGCGACGCGAGGCCGCCCAGGACACCACCCGCGTGGCTCCGTCCCGAATCAGCACAATCGGTGTTCGCGTTCCGTCGCGATTCATCACAGCCACCTGGAAACTGCTGCCCGCTCGGGTGAGCGAGGCGCTGATGGCCCTGGCATCGAGATCGCTCAGGGCTCCGACGGTTGTGGTTATCGTCTCCAGACAACTATTTGTCAATGGATTTTTCATGCACTTTCACTGGCTCCTGCTTGGCGACACTGACCTTCACAGACTCTTGAGCCGCAGGCTTGCTGCCCTGCCACTTCACGACTTTCTTTGCCACAGATCACCTCACTTTCTGTCTCGATCCAGACTCTCGCACCGCACGGCAACGGGTCGTGCGGGCTATGCACGATTCGTGACGGGCCGTCGATCGTGACTTCGTGGGCTCGCTTCGACGAGACCGGCCTGGCGTGCCGAGACTTGCTGGCGTAAGTCTTGATCGTCAGCGGCGGCTCGCTCCGGCCGTGCTTGCGGTTGCTCGCGATCACCTGTTGGTGAACGTGGATGATCGTAATCACGGCTCGACCCCCTGCCCTCGGACAAACACGGGGGCGTTTGGGTTGTCGGTGCATTTGCTCAGTGTGTTGAACACGAAGTAGGCGACGGCCTCCTCCTCGGTGATATCGCCTTCGCCGATCACGATGTCGATGCACAGGTCGTAGTCGTAGACCGCGACCGGCGTCTTGGCGACCGTGAAGCCCATGTAGGCCGACTCGTACCCGCGACAGACGAGGGCATTGGGGTTGGCCGCCCGGAGGGGACGGTAAATCTTGCTCGGGTCACAGTTCTCAAACGCTGCCACGGCGATCATGTTTGTCCAGTATCTCTTCGGCCTGTGTCCTGCTCGTCACGACCTCCGCGACTGCTCCTCCGATGTTTCGTAGTTCGCCGATGACATGAGTCTGGAGCGGCGTCGGCTTCTTGCCGGGCTGTTTGACTTCGAGCCAGACGGCTCGACCGTGCTTGACGCACAGGAGGTCAGGGATGCCGGGTCGCTGGAAGGCGCCACCGGCGACCTTCAAGACCCACCAGCCGCGAGCCTTGGCCGAGACTTGGATTGACTTGGTGATTGTGGATTCAAGCGGCATGGGCTCGCCTTTCGGCCCACCGACGGAGTTGCGACTCGCTCATCTTCTTGCGAGCCTCGGGCGTGTGCGTCCTGCCGAGGAAGTTCTTGTTGCCTAGCATCTTCTCGCGAGCCTCGGGCGTGTGCGTCCTGCCGAGGAAGTTCTTGTTGCCGAGACTCGCCTTCCGCATCTTCTCGCGAGCCTCGGGCGTGTGCGTCCTGCCGAGGAAGTTCTTGTTGCCTCGCATCTTCTCGCTCATCTTCGCGCGGGTCTCGGGCGTGAGCGTCCTGCCGAGGCAATTCTTGTTGCCTCGCATCTTCTCGCTCATCTTCGCGCGGGTCTCGGGCGTGTGCGTCCTGCCCCACATACCGCTGCCGCCGAACCCTCCCGGCTTCACGTTGTAAGTGTCCCGCCGCTTGCAGAACTCCTCCGTGACGATCTCGGCCTCGCGAGCGTAGGCCTCGGCCTCAACCGAGAACTCTTCGAGAGTTCGCCGCACGAAGTTCTCGACGCCGTGCTTCTTGATGGCACGGCGCAGGGCCTTGCCTGAGCCGAGATAGCCGTCGAAGCCGTCTTCGTTCTGTCGGTGAACGCCGACGTAGGTCTTCCCGCTGACTAGGCAGCGGGTCTCGTATACGATCCATCGCACCGGTCAGTCTCTCGCGGGTTTCCCCTCCGCGAATGACTAAGTCCACATAAACAGCGGCCCGTTCTCGCCGACATACGCTCCGAGCGTGTTCAACGAGAAGAACTCTTCGGCCTCGTCCTCGGTCATACCGTCTCGGCGGACGAGAATGGCGATGCACTTCTTGGCGTCGTAGATGGCAACGTGTGGATGGTGGTAGTTCGCCGTGTATCCGATGAGTGCCTGCTCGAACCCGTCGGCGAGCAGGGCCTCGTCGTTCAACTCGGCGAGCGTCTCGGAGATGTCGTCGAACCGGCTCATGCCGGATAGCCTCCGCGAACGACGCCGTGAGCCGGCGGCCACTCGGGCAACGTGAGCCAGAAGTCGGTGGCCCGGAGATCGCCCATGTTGGCGACGAAGCCGGAGTCCTGAGTCGCGTCGTGCATCTCGACGAGTGCGTTTGGGTGCTTGGGATGGAAGCAGTACCAGACTCCGTCCGCGAGCCAGCCAGCGAAGATGCGGTGGCCGCCGCTGTTGATCGTGGTCTGGCCGACGATCACGACCGTCTTCTCGGTCGGCATCTGCTCGACGACGGGAATCCAGGGGATGGTCACGACGACTCCCACGGGCGAGTGAGCAGATCGATCTCGACGTACTTCTCATCCTGGTAGGTGCCGGCGAGCGAAGCGATCACTTCGTCGGCTGGGATGTAGCCCAGGATTTCGACCGTGCGGTATTCGTCGTCGGCGACCCTGGCGCCCCACACGATCTTGCCCGCGTCCTTTTTGCGAACCTTGACGGCGTTGCCGGTACGAACGCGACGAACCTCGATGTCGTCACCAACGTCCGCGAGGTTCTTGTACTTGCTGTGGTCGCCGCGACACCACACGCCGCCGTGCCAATACTTGCCCGTGTACTTAGCGACCGCGAGTTCGCAGATCGCGGCGGCCGGCTGGGCCAGACGGTCTTCCTGCATTCGCGAGCGATCGTAGTAGGAGGCGTCGTCGACACCCCAGTTGGCCGTGAAGCGACCGATGCCCACGGCGAAGGCTCGCTCGTATTCCCAGGGGTGGAGTTCGATGATGGGATTCATGTGGTAAACAAACTCCCCTGCCCCGCCGCGACTCGCGGCTTGTTCTTCGCCACTCGCGGCTTGTTCTTCGCCACTCCCGCCTGAGCGATCCGCTGCTCGGCCAGGGCGATGTAGTCCGCATTGAGTTCGATGCCGACTGAGTCGCGGCCCAAGACTTGGGCGACGGCAAGAGTCGTGCCGCTTCCCGCGAACGGATCGAGGACGACGCACGGCACGGGCTCGTGCGGCTCGCACTTGCACGACTGCTGCCAGCCGAGTGTCTCGACCGACACGCCGGCCACCGTGTTCGCGCAGGAACTGCCCGTGCCTGCCTCGCCCGTCCGCTTGACGTAGTCGGCGGGCCTCGGGCGGGTCAGTTTCGTCCGCTTCGTGAGCCGCTCCCACGGTGAGCCGCAGGAGGGGCAAGCCCCTCGCTGGGATGTACCAGATTTGATACAGATCTCGGCGAGTTCCGGCGGCATCGTCGCGAAGTGGGCGCCGCTGTATGGGCGGGTCGCGATCTTCCAGACGGAGCGTCGGTTGCGGGTGGCGGCTCCAGTGAACGTCGAGCCGTCGCTGTGCTTGACGCCCTCGCCGTATTTGTTTCCTCCGATGCGGTCGGCTCGCTTGCGGTCGGGCTGGGCCGACGGCTCGCTGATCGCGACCGAGTCGAAGAAGTAGGTCGGGCTCTTCGTCAGCAAGAAGACATACTCGTGCGCCTTCGTGCAGCGGTCGGTCACGCTCTCGGGCATCGGCGACGGCTTGTGCCAGATGATGTCCTGGCGAAGCACCCAGCCGTCGGCCTGGGCCGCCAAGGCCAGCCGCCACGGAATGCCGAGCAGTTGCTTGCCGTCGCCGTAGGAGTCGCCGACGTTGAGCCACATCGTCCCGTCGTCGCGAAGCACTCGACGACACTCGTGGAGAACCGCGACCATCCGATCGATGTACTCCTGAACCGTGCCTTCCAGGCCGATCTGCCCATCGTGACCGTAGTCGCGGAGGCCGAAGTACGGAGGCGAAGTCACGATGCAATGCACACTCCCGCTCGCCATCGAGGCGAGATGCTGGATCGCGTCGGAGTTGACGAGAGTGTGCATTGCCGTGTCCAGACTACTCAAGCCGTCTCACGGACGAGAGTGACGCCGAACTCGCCCGGCTTGGCCGGCGGGATCGTGTCAGTCGCGACGAACTCAACAACGGCGGGCTCGCTGGCGTTCCCCGCGTCGTCGATATCGACGAGAGTCAGGACGACGTTCGAGTCCTGCGGGACAGTGACAGCCTCGACAAACGACGTCGTGTCGGCAGGGAAGTCGGCCGTCTCGCCGGGTTCGCCGTCGATCGTCACCGTGAGGCGGCGAGCAACGACGTCGGCATCGACGACAGGGGCAGCAGTAACCGTATAGACCAGGGCCATTGAAGCACTCTCCTTGCGGACGAGACGAAGACGAACCGCGTGAGGCCGACGCATCCGCATCGCCAGCCGGCGGAGTTCATAGACGACCGTGCGAGATGACCACGGCCACATGGAATCCCTTCCGGATTGATGAAAAAGACCGTGGCGGGCCTCGTTCCGTGAGGCCCGCCACGGAAACCTTCCGTGGCAAGACGCCAGTAGGTTAGCGTGTCCAGATAGCGGGTCAAGCGATTTTTTTGGCGAGCCACGCTCGCGCTGCCGCCTTGACCTTCTCGTTCTTGGCAAGCGATGCCAGATCGTTGATGTACCACTCTTCGCCCATTGCCGAGACTTCGTCGAAAGTCTTACCCGCGAACCGTCCCTCGCGGATCACGAACGGCTTCGGGCCGCTTTCGGCGAGCAAGCCCGGGATCGGATCGATCGTCCACGGGATCATGCACCACCAGCCGCACATGACTCGCCACTTCTTCTTGCCGTCCACGATCAAGACTTCGGCCAGATCCGCCGGAGCGCCGCACTGACGGCAGCAGACGTCCGGAAGCGAGAGCAGGAAGCCGACCGGAGCCTCGGCGGGCTCTGACGGCGGGGCTTGGTAGACGGGCTCTTCCTGCCGCTTCTTGCGGCCGCCCTTTCGCTTCGACTGGCCGTCGCCTTCGAGAGGCGACGTCTCGAACAGCAGGCCGTCACTCATTGCAGCGGATCTCCTCCAGCAGCCAATCGCGGTGCTGGCTCAGGCGAACGTGGATCGACTCTTCGCCGTACTTGCCCGTCGGCTTGCCCTTGCTGGACATGATCGCCGAGTTGATGCCCGCTAGTTTGCTGCCGATAAACAGTCCGCCGCCGGAGTCGCCGAAGCAGATCAGAAACTCCAGACTCGTCCACGGAGGCGATGCCGCCGAGCAGATGAGGTAGTCGTCTACCGCCGAGTCGATGTAGTTGCTGCCAGCCCGCCGCTTGCCGTCCGAGTCCTTCATGCCGCTCTTGAAGTCGCCGCGCATCCCGTACCCCGCGACACTGACCAGTCGCCCTCGCTCGTCGTCGGCCTCGTAGATCGCCGGATACCAGTCCATGCCGAACGACTCTTCAGTGAAGCCAACCGCGAGGTCATTCGACCCGCCGCCGTGACCGTACCTGGGGTGCGTCGAGACTCGTTTGAGCGTCCGAGACTTGCCGTCGTCGGACGTCACCTCCCAGGCGTGGGCATCGCGGACAACGTGGGCCGCCGTGATAACGTGGTGCGGCGAGACGATCACGCAGGATGCAGCCACGAGGCCCTGGGGATTGCTGGCGGTCTTCGGCACCTCGCAGCGAAGCATGGCAACGTGCCGAAACTTGGCACCGTACTCGATGTGCTTCTCGTCGTCCGCCGTCGGCGAGATCGTTCCGCCCGTCAAAAACAAGGCCGCAACCGCAACTGCGTAGATCGCTCTCATAGTGGCAACTCCATTCGACACCGGAACCCGTCCTCGACGAACGTCACCGACCGCTTGGCCCGCGTGACGGCGACGTAGGCGACACGACACTCCTCGTCGTGAATCTCTGAGAGCGTCTCTCGGCCCCGCTCGATGCTCGGACTGGTGATCGACGACAGAATGACGTCGTCGGCCTCCAGGCCCTTGGCCGAGTGGATCGTCGAGAGCCGAATCGGCGGATTGTTCGCCAGTTCCTCGCCGTGGCGAGTGGCGACCTCGTGCCAGAGCGAGGCTCGCTCTTGGTAGCGGGGCTCCAGGGCCTCGACCCACCGTCCGCTGCGGATCAAGTCCCGCAGCGGCTGCTCGAAGCCAGCCAGTTCGCAGTCGCCGTCGGTGGGTCGCACGATGTCGAGGTGCGACTTGCGGCCGTCCTTCCACTCGGCTTTCGCGCCACGCTTCAGGAGCGAGCCGTGCTTGCTCTTGACCGAGATCATGCCGACGGCGTTCGCCAGCGACTCGCCCAGGCACGACCGTCCGTGCTGGAGCGACCAGAGGGAGCCGTATCCAGACAACTGGACATGAGCGTGGGCCTTGTCCACCCACTGGTACGGGAGCCTGCGAGCCTTGAGGATCGCCTCGTAGTCTTCGAGCGAGAATGTGCAGCGGCCCAGAATCAAGGCCGACGAGTTCGCGTTGATCCTGGCCAGGGCCTCGTCGGCGGACGCGACTCGCGAGAGTCGGCCGCCTGGGGCGGCTGGCAGGATGCCACGGTCACGGTAGCCTCGCTGCATCTGTCGCAGGCACCGCTCGCCGAGAGCCAGAATCTCGCCCGGGCATCGATACGACTGCGGCATCGTGTACTCTTCCGCCTTCCAGGCCAAGAACAGGTTGTAATCGCCGCCGGCGAAACTGTGGATGGATTGGTACGGGTCGCCACATAGCCATACTCGCTCGATTCGACCACTCGACGCAAGTCGCCGACAGACTCGATCAACCAGTTGCGACGAGTCCTGAGCCTCGTCGACGGCAAGAACGCGGAGATGCTCCGGCGCATCGCCGACCGGATCGATGTTGACCGGGCCTTCGAGCGTGAACTTCACGCCCGCGAAACGGGCGATCATGTCGGTGAAGTCGAGGCGACCCTCGCGAGTCTTCGCCAACTCGTAGCGACGGATGATCGAGGCCGCCTGCTCCTGTTCGGGGCAGTTCTCGCCCATCGTCGCCCAGCGACGGATCGTCGCTTCGAGCGACTCCATCCGACTGCGGGCCAACTCCCAGGCCTTCATGGCGAGCGGGATCGAGTCGTCGCCGTCGGCCACATACGTCCGCTCTCCCCGAGAGTCCGTCCGAGTGTGAACCTTGCCGCCCAGGACGCCACTCAGCCACTCGTCGCCCTCCATGCCCTGGAGCAACTGTCCCTCCTCCACGCGGCAGCAGCGGTGTGCGATCGCGTGAGCCGTCTTGAACCAACCTCCCCTGGTCAGGTCGTCTGGCGACACTCCCCAAGCATCGGCGGCCCGCTCCGCGATCTCAGCCCGCCCTGCCCTGGTGAACGTGCAGAACCCGATCTCGTCCGTCGAGAGCCCCAGGTCGTCCCTGGCCTCGCTCAGACGGTCGAGAATGAGCCGGGTCTTGCCTGTCCCTGCGCCTCCGATCGCCCTGTGAACTTCCGCTGCCATCTCTGTTTCCCCCTTTTTGTGAAAGACCTCTTATGCCGACTCAATACCTTTCAAGCGGTATAGGTATATAGACCAAAATCACCTTGTTTTTCAGTAGGATATTCCCGCTTTTGGGGTCAATACCTCTAATACCTCTACTTTT